TTTTAGCTGCATTTGGTCAATTAATAGAGGTTTTATTTTCAACAGGAAAATTTCCTATTGGAGTAGAACCAACACCTATGCCTGATGGCATATCAGAATATGCTCATGCAAAACAACCAAATGAAGAAGAAAAAGATCCTAAAAAAGATAAACCTGATATAATAAATCTTTATGGCTTTCCTGGAGATGGAAAAGAAATTTCTCCAGGAACTACAACAGCTGATCTTTTAAGAGGATTAGCATCGGACTATGAAGGTGTAGAAATGGCTGATGGCCCTTCAGTAGAATCTCCTAAAATACCACAAATAGAACCTGCAAGAGAATCTGCTGAAAATTTACAAAAATTAATTCATGATCAATTAGAAGAAAGTTCTGCTATAACAGTTCTT